GCTGATCATGGCTAAATACTCACAAAAGCAGGGCGGCAAAGAAGTAGGCCAAGCTGCTGTTTACGCGGAGCCACACACTATGGACGGTAAAAAAGTTAAAGCTGATCTGCCATATACGGCAGGCGCTAAGGTTATGACCGAGATGAACCCATCAGTTGCGGGCATATCTAAGGGTAACTACAAAGAGACCAAGACGACCGGCATCAAGATTCGTGGTACCGGCGCTGCGACTAAAGGCGTGATGGCACGAGGCCCGATGGGTTAATCATGACGTACAACGAGCTTTTCATTGCGGTTAAGAATTACCTGCAAAACGACTTTCCAACGAATACTTGGACGGACGTAGCAGGGACTGGCACAACTACGTCTGACGGTACGAACCAGATTAATTTCTTTATCACGCAAGCTGAAGAGCGCGTTTATAACACGGTGCAGATTCCTGCACTCCGCAAGAACGTCACGGGCGTAACCACGGGGGGTAATAAATACTTGTCATGCCCGGCTGACTTCTTGTCAGTCTTCTCGATAGCGGTAATTGATGGTAGCGGCAACTACGAGTACCTGCTGAACAAGGACGTGAACTTCATCCGGGCTTCGTACCCAAACCCAACCACCACGGGTATCCCGAAATACTACGCTTTGTTTGGCCCAACTGTTGTATCTAGCACCATCACGGACGAACTCAGCTTCATTCTTGGCCCAACCCCTGATGCTATCTATAACGTCGAACTACACTATTACTACTACCCTGAGTCAATCACGGTGGCAGCGGACGGGCGTACATGGCTTGCGGATAGTTACTCGCCAGTGCTGCTGTATGGCACTTTGGTTGAGGCGTATACCTTCTTAAAGGGCGAGCAAGACATGATTGCTCAGTACGAGAAGAAGTACCAAGAGGCGCTTGGTCAGCTCAACCGTCTGGGTACAGGTCTTGAGCGTGGTGATGCGTACCGTGATGGTCAGGCTAAGATTAAGGTGAATCCGTAATGCCAATCCAACAGGGACTCACGAACAGCTTCAAACAAGAGATGCTCCAAGCAGGGCAGAACTTGGCGACCGACACGCTGAAGATGGCGCTGTATACAGCGTTTGCTGATATTGGGCAGTTGACCACTGTGTACACAACGGCGAATGAAGTTACCGGTACAGGGTATACGGCGGGCGGCGTGACCATGACGGGCGTGACTATTAGCACAGAGACTACCGGCCCTAACGCTGGTACGGTGTACGTGGACTTTAACAATGTGTCATGGCCCGGTGCTAACTTTGAGGCCCGTGGTGCGTTGATCTACAACACGACTCGTAGTAATAAATCAGTGGCTGTGTTGGACTTTGGTTCGGATAAGACGTTTACTTCAACCAACAATACCGTCACGATGCCGGAAAATACGGCAACGACGGCTCTAATTCGTTTTCCTTGAGGGGTTATTATGATTAACGCAAAGTCATCTGGAACAGACAATGTTTGCTCGGCACTTACTGCACGTACTGGCGCTAAAGACGGTATGAGAGCGGGTGGCGTATTCCACGTACAGTGCCTAGATAAAGACGGCAACCTGAAGTGGGAAACAACTGAGCATAACCTTGTGGTAAACGAGGGGCTGCAAAATATGAACACCCAGTATTTTAAAGGGTCAACGTATTCAGCCTCCTTCTTCCTTGGTCTTATTACTGGCCCCGGCTCGGGCACCACGTTTGCTGCGGCGGACACGCTTGCATCAAAAGCATGGACAGAGTACACCGATTATTCTGGCTCGCGTAAAGTGGTGACCTTTGGTACAGCTACAACCGCAGACCCTTCGGTGATCAGTAACTCCGCTTCTCCGGCTTCGTTCACTATTTCTGGTGCTGGCGGCACAGTCGCCGGGGCGTTCCTCTGCACGGTGTCTAGCGGTACATCGGGCGTCTTGTTTTCGGAATCGGATTTTCAAGCTCCGGGCGACCGTGTTGTCGTAGCTGGTGATACGCTTAATGTGACTTATACGTTTAGCCTAGACGCAGCATAAACCATGTTTGCCGACGCTCCTTATGCAGCCGCACCGTTTGCTGCCCTTGGGGCGACGGGGGCTGTGTTTGCATGTGATATAGCAGAGTCGGCGGATGTAGCGGAAACGACAGCAGCGAGGGCGGTGTTTATTTCGTCTTTCGCCGATAGCGTGGCTGGATCGGATACCACATTAGTAGCGCCATCAAGTTTTGGTGTAACTATTGTAGAAGGTGCAGGGGTCTCTGATGTAGTTTCTACGCTGGTAGACTTTGCGACAAATATTGCGGAATCTGTTGGCGGGGTTGATTCAACCAGTGCGTTAGCAGTGTTTGAGGCCGCAGTACTGGAAGCGGCTACTACAGATGAAATAGTTAGCGCGATTGTAGATTTTGCAGTCACTATTTCAGAAGCATCAACGGCTACAGATAGCATAGTTGGCGGGCAGGTCTATGCAGCGACTATAAGTGAGCTTTGTAGTGTACTGGATACCCCTTTTGCAAACGTCGTACTCAATGCGGCGGTATTAGATAGCGCCACTGGGCTTGATGCAAACAACGCAAGTGCAGGATTTGGTGTTGCTGTAGCCGAAAGCAGTAGTGGGATAGATAGCACGTTAGTAGCCCCCTCCACGTTTAACGCGAGAGCAAACGAAGGTGCAGCAGCACTAGCGTCAATATTGGCGTCCGCTTCGTTTATTGCTACCATCACTGAGGGGGCAGTTGCGGCGGATCAGTTAGTTGCAAGGTATCTCTGGGAACTTATCGACGACGCTCAAAATGCCGATTGGCAGACATTAAATACTGCTACATCACCCGGCTGGGCTGTAATTAATGATGAGCAGTCCGCTTCGTGGCAGGTAATAAACATGCAGGATTGAACATGGCGCTTATAGTCAAAGATAGAGTTCAGGAAACAACGCTTACAGTTGGTACGGGGACTCTTACGCTCAGTGGCGCGGTTCTTGGGTTTCAGTCGTTCGCGGCTATTGGTAATGGCAACACAACGTACTACGCTATTAGCGACCCCATAACAGGGGATTGGGAAGTAGGTATTGGTACGTACACAGCATCAGGTACTACACTCTCCCGTGACACGGTACTGTCTTCGAGTACAGGCGCATCACTCGTGTCGTTTGCGGCGGGTATTAAAAATGTGTTCTGTACTTATCCATCCGAACGCGCGGTCTACAGAAACACGGCGGATACGTATACGGTTCAACAGACGTTTGATGCACTGACAGCAAACTCAATTGCGCTAACCACAGGGACAATTTCTACAACCCCAACTAACAACACAGATATTGTTAACAAGCAATATGCTGACGCTATTGCATCTGGCATTCACTTTCACGAAGCAGTTGGGTATGCAACTACCGCAGCGTTACCTGCGGCTACATATAACAATGGAACATCTGGAGTAGGAGCTACACTTACGGCAAATGCTAACGGCGCGTTGACCGTTGACGGCTATACGTTTACTTCACCTGCGGATAATGGCACACGTATTCTGGTCAAGAACCAATCAAATGGCGCTGAGAATGGTGTTTATACATTAACTCAGGCGGGCAACTCATCGCCCGGTGCGCCGTTTATTCTGACCCGATCAACAGACATGGATACTGTTGGTACCGGAGTTGACCAGATTGACGAGGGTGATTTTTTCTTAGTGACTGGTGGTACTGCGAATATCAACACCGCTTGGGTACAGCAGACTGCGCCTCCGATAACGATTGGTACGACGGCGCTTGTGTTCCAACAGTTTGCTGCGCCGATTACCTACACGGCAGGCACAGGGCTAAACGAATCTCCATCATTCACATTTAATATTGCCAACACAGGCGTATCTGCCGCTACTTACGGCTCTGCCTCGCAGGTTCCGGTCTTTGCGGTTAATGCACAAGGCCAGCTTACAACAGTCACTAATACAAGTATTGCCATAGGCGCGGCGGCAGTTTCAGGTTTGGCGGCTTCGGCTACGACTGATACAACAGACGCAAACAACATCACTTCAGGTTCTCTGGGTACGTCGCGGCTGTCCGGCTCCTACACAGGGGTTACGGGTGTTGGTACGCTAACTGCGGGTACGTGGCAAGCTGCGACTATCGCTGCAATCTATGGTGGCACCGGGTTAACTTCTTTCACGACTGGCGACCTGATCTACGCGAACTCTTCTACTACGCTGGCTTCTCTGGCTGACGTAGCTGTAGGTAATGCGTTGATTTCCGGCGGGGTTGGCGCTGATCCTAGTTGGGGCAAGATTGGTTTGGCTACGCATGTAAATGGTACGCTGCCAGTGGCGAATGGTGGCACGGGTGCTGCTACGTTAGCGGCTAATAATGTTTTGCTTGGTAATGGTACTTCCGCAGTTCAAACTGTAGCGCCGGGTACTACCGGTAATGTGCTTACATCGAATGGCACAACGTGGACTAGCGCAGCGGCTGGTGGTGGATTCCCAGCGGGTACGGCGATGTTGTTTGTGCAAACTAACGCACCAACAGGTTGGACTAAATCAACCACGCATGACAATAAAGCTCTACGTGTTGTAAGTGGGGCCGCAAGTTCTGGTGGTTCTGTTGCGTTTACTACGGCGTTTGCTAGTCAAACCCCAGCAGGTTCAGTCTCTACTTCGGTAACTGTTAACAATACAACAGCCGGTGGTTCAGTATCTACGTCGCTTAGTGCTGGTGGTTCGGTCAACCTTAGCGGAGGCGGTTCTGTTAGTGCCCATACATTAGATATAAATCAAATTCCAAGCCACACCCATGATGTGCAGTACACCGCTGGTACAGCTAAAGTTGGTAATAGACAACTTACTACTATCACTAATAGTACAAGCGTTGCCTCATTAGGCGGTGTTGCTCTCGCTAGAGGTGGAAGCGGTGCTCATAGCCACGGATTTACAAACCCGACATACAGCCTTACAAACCCGTCGTACTCTTCATCATTTAGCGGCACTGCGCACAACCACACTACTAATGCTTCTAGTAGCTTCACCGGCACGGCGATTAACTTAGCAGTGCAGTATGTTGACGTTATTGTTGCAACGAAAGACTAAGGAATAGCTATGCCTAGTTCATTTTCTACCGATTTGCGGATCGAGTTAATTCAGACCGGCGAACAATCAGGTACTTGGGGCACTACAACCAATACTAATCTGGGCACTATTATTGAAGACGCCATATCGGGGATGGCGGCAATAACCACTATTATCAGCCCCTATACACTAACTACAGTAAATGGCGCAGCAGATCAAGCACGGTGTGCAGCTCTTCAATTGGCTACCACTACGGGAGCTAACTTTATTGTCGTCGTCCCAGCAGTAACCAAACTGTATGTTGTTAAAAACGTAGATACTACATATTCGGTTACAGTTAAAACCGCTTCAGGCTCCGGCGTGGTTATACCCGTAGGGCGAACAGCTTTACTGCGTTGCGACGGTATAAATGTTGTTGAACAGCTTGACTATATAGCCGGAGGATTGGCTATAGGTGGGGGGTTAACGCTCGGCTCTCCCATGGGTGTGCCTAGTGGGGGCACCGGAGTTTCTTCCGCTACTGCTTATTCTGTACTTTGCGGGGGCACTACCTCCACCGGTGCGTTTCAGTCTGTTTCCGGGGTTGGTACTTCAGGTCAAATACTTACTTCAAACGGCGTTGGCGCACTTCCCACATGGCAGAGCCTTTCCCCTACGGTAATTTTTCCCGCCGGTACTCGCTTATTATTTCAACAAACCGCAGCACCTGCGGGGTGGACAAAGATAACTACATTTGATCAAGCCGCTTTGCGTATCGTTAGTGGCTCGGCGAGTTCTGGCGGTAGTGTTGATTTTACGACAGCGTTTACAAGTCAGGCGGCAGGGGGTACTGTTGACTCAACTACTCTCTCAACATCGCAAATACCAAGTCACACCCATAGTGTGCAGTACAGCAACGCTACAGCTAAGGTCGGTTCTATCGCACTCTCCGCTATTAATAATAGTACGGGCACCGCCACAATATCAGGTGCAGCAACAGCAACAGGCGGTGGCGGCTCGCATACTCACGGGTTTACTGGGACATCAATTAATCTTGCTGTAAAGTATGTTGATGCGATTATTGCTTCTAAGGATTAACCCGTATGGAACTTAAACCCGGTAACTATTGCCCGCTTGTAAAAAAAGACTGTATTCAAATGCAGTGCGCTTGGTTTACGCAAGTGCGTGGGCATAACCCAAATACAGGCAAAGAAGTCGATGAATGGGCGTGTGCAGTTACTTGGCTTCCAGTATTGTTAATTGAAAACAGCCAACAACAACGACAAACGGGTGCGGCTGTTGAATCTTTTAGAAACGAAATGGTAAAAGCAAATGAAGTTGGGCAGCGTGTTCTGTTAGCAGCGGCGGGCGTACAGCCAGCAGCGCAGCAATTAATTATGGAGGCCAAAAATGACTAACCCAATGAGGGCAACAATAGTACCGTCAGACAGTTTTTGTTCTGTAGATGGGGTCGGGTTTAATGGTGTGGATATGTCATCTGTATTGCCAGAGGTGCATGCGGTTCAATGGTACGCAACAAGAGGCGAAGTAGAAATTGTGGACGTGATTACACGTAAACCAATTCGTAACGATGAGATTCTTGACTTAAGCGGATACAGTGCCGTATTTGATTCGTATTGGGAAATTAGAAATGCTTTTGACGAGGCACAAGCAGCCGCTGATGCGGAAGCACAAATTGTGGAGATTTGAACATGGAACAGAAGACATTCCCTGCGTTTGGTTATGTAGTAGTTAAAAATACTTTTCCGGCAGGGCACGTTATGAATGATGGTGAAATATTTTTGAATGGTTATTTTACTGTTACTAACCCATCACCGTACGCAGACGGGAAGTTTGGACCTCCTCAAGGCGGGTATCAATGGTTGTATATAAGCGGGTGTGTCCAGCACACAAATGTTGAGACACAGGAAGTGCAGCAGAGAACTCGAGGTTTTTGCAATTTGGATACGTCGGAACGTATTGGTACTTTTAAAGTTGAGTATCTTGAAGATTCTGTTGTTTATTGTACTAGTCCAGTTCTCAACAAAGACAAATTTCCCGTTTCACCAAATACTACGTGTTTTCGTTTACCGCAAGGACAGACAACAACATTAGCGCAAAATACAAAACTTTTTTTGGTAGATGGCATTATTGAGGTTAGTGAGCTTCAAATCACAGGCCCTCGGCAGGTGCACGTACGCGTTGAATCTGGCCCACGACAAGTGACAGCAGTTTCGGATTGCTTGGGTTATATTTTTGAGTAAGTATGGCTCCCCATAATAAACTTTTCAAAAAGCTGGATGTGCAGGTGCCGTACGAATACAGTTCGCGGCGTACGAGACTTATAGGTAAGCATGTGCTTGGTAAGCACGGGAAAATAGAAGGCGTTGACGACTACAGCGCAATACGGCGTTATATACCTCGTAATATTGTTGCTGTTTTTAAAAGCTGTTTACCAGAAACAATTACTCCGTATATATCAGGTGTGACAATGACTGAGATCACTCTACTTGCACCGCATGTACATACACGTGAAATGTGCGTAATTAATTTTTATCAAAAAACTAATGGTGAAGTCACTACTTTTTATGATGGTGCTGTAGTCGCCGAGGATGCTTGGACGCAAGACAATGGCAACGGCTACTATCTTTGTCGGCAAGACTTGCTTACACCTAGCGGTTGTTTTGTGGCGGAAGAAGGGTCTGTGTATTTATTGAACACACGCGCACCGCATTCGGTAGAAGAAGCAAATGACACACGTGTCGGTAATGATAAATACAAACCATGTAAAGCAGATAAAAGAATTATCGTACAAGCATTTTTTGATTTACCGTTTGAAGAGGTAGCAAAAAACTTTGAGGGGACTGCGTGATCTGGTTTAAAAATAAAAAAACACCAAAGGTTGAGTTTGTTAATGAAACTCCCGGTGTTGCAGAGCTTATGCCATTAACACCGGCAAAAGAATATCGGCATCCGTGGGTTGAGCGTGCAGTGCGTGACTTTGCAAAAGTTAGAGAAGACCCGAACTGGAATCACAGGAAACTACTACATACTGCCCGTTGCCCCGGTATTTTTTCGCTGCAGCGACATGGTTGGATAGTACGTACATGGCAGGATGTAGTTATTACTACAAAAAAAGAAGACAACGTAAACTTTTCATGGCTGTGTGCGCGAAATCAAGAGTATGTATCACACCATTTTCCGCATCAAATGGCTGACTTTTGGGAAAACTGGCCTGAAGATACATTACGTAGTGTTATAAAAATAAATACAGGTTGGCGATGCGTTGTCCCGGAGGGGTACTACCTTTATGAAATGCCTTTACCGTTGTATGAAGAGCAAAGGTTTACAACGATACCCGGATACTTTAGCCGTGAGGCAGGACCCGCAGCTATGAACGTTCAGTTGTTGTGGCACGTTATGGACGGTGAAACGCTTATAAAAGCAGGCACGCCAATAGCACAATACATACTGGTACCCAAAGAACAGCCCGAGATGTTATGTCGAGATGCAGATGAACGTAAAGATAAGCTGCTGTTGTCTAGACTATATGACGAATCAAAATTTGTAAAAAACTACAATGAAATAAAAAAACTATTGGGTAAAAGATGAAGGAAATCAAACACAAGCATATAGATATAGATGGCAAAGCGCTTGACGTATTCGACGGTGCAGTATCTTTCAGTGAACGTGAACATATATACACTACTGTTCGTAACTCTTTGTATCGTATCGGCAATGAAGATGCAGATGCTGTTGAGACATCGCAGCATAAATATATGTGCGCTTACTATAATGGCGGCGATGTAGATAACGTGGGTATTTTAGAGTTTATAAAAGATACCCCAGCGCAGCGTTTAATCGAAGGATTGCCGTTAATACGCGCACACGTAAATCTATCTACACCTACTGACTGTCATTGGGCGCATGACCACAGAAACCAGATTGGTTTGTTGTATTACGTAAATAAGCACTGGAAGCATGATTGGGCTGGCGAAACGATGTTTTTCAATGACGACCTGACTGAAGTTTTATATGCGTCGGTATATACACCGGGCAGGCTTATCGTGTTTGATGGTGAGATACCGCATTCAGTACGCCCGCAATCGTCCGTAGCGCCAACATACAGATTTACGTTGTCGTTGTTTTTTCAGAAACAGTGAGGAATAAATTGACCCGCTAACGCTACTTGCTGCAGCTAATGCCGCTGTCGCTGCGGTCAAGGCTGGTTGTAAGCTTTACAAGGACATCAAAGGTGCAGCGGGCGATGTCAGCGATGTACTGAAAGACCTGAAGGAGCAGTACAACAAGATAGTAGACCCGACACCTGCGCAAAAGCAGCAGTATCACGCGGAAGTGCAGCGGGTGCAGGAGATAGCCAAGGCTGACCCGAACGACGTATTTACCGACATCGGCACTCAGTTAGGCGTCTTGATGGATACGCATGACGAGATTAGTAAGCT